TAACAACGCAACCAACGCCGCATTGGTGCTCACATTAGCACCAGGCCAAGTTACCGCATTCGACGCGGCGATTAAAATTAATTATGATCTATTCACACCAGATGCATCCGGTGTAATGATTTCAGCAGTAAATTTTAGTGGCAGTCAAATGAATGGTACATATGCAGGTGCATATCCTGTTGAATTATATTCACTTGCAACCGCAAACGGTGTGACATTTAATATGACTGCAACAGGTGCGAATACATATGTCACCACAGAGCATGTCGGAACATTTACATTATCTGCCATGAGCCCCTGGGTCTCTGGTAATAGCATTAATGGTACTTCAGATGCTTCTGAACTTATAGATTTCTCTCTTATTCCTGCAGTATGTTCTCTTAACATATATTTCTCTACACTTAACGTGACACCAAGTTCCATAACAGGGTTTACCGCAACAGCACAGGGTGATCGCACAGTTGTGTTGGCATGGGTCAATCCCACAGGCGCTGGTGTGTCTGCGGCGAAGATAGTATATAAGATGAACGGAATTCCTACAACAGTATCTGATGGTACCGTTGTGACTGTATTAAGCCCAGGAACAACAAAGACCATAAGCGATCTTACATCTGATAGTGGTGAATATTATGGCTTCGCCGCATATACTATTGATAATGATTATCAAGCATCTACAGTGTCTGCAAAGGCAAGCGCATATCCATTGTGGCAACCCGGCGAAAGAGCTTGGGCATCGCATGCAGAACATATGCGCATGCGTAACTTAGGTTACATCTAAGACAATGATCATAATTGGAAAACAAGGATGCCCTCAATGCAAGACATTAAGGGCATCTTTTCCTTTCGTCAAATACATTGAAATACCCGATATGCATATGGGATTGGGTGATACTATTTGCGAGATAACTTGTTTCTTTGGTATCCACCCATGCGCGGCATGTAGAATACGCCAACAATGGTGTAATAAATGGTTTCCATATAAATGGAATTTGAAGAAGACTTCACCCGATATCACTGCGCTCAAAAACAAGATACTAACATTAAAGGTTGATCAATACCCATTCATTATGGACGATGATTTGGAAACTGTATTACCTTTAGAATGCCTTGCTGGTTAACTATAATAAGTTCGCACGCTATACGCGCTTCCAATGTGCTTATTAGTGAATTTATTTAGCCACCACATCGATGACTTCGGGGACATGCGTTGCAATGCTGTCTGCTTTGGTTAACATCGCCTTTATTATCTCATCACGAGATGCGACTATGATGTTATTAGTTTGGTTTTTGATATTGACGCCACCATCATATTTATCTAATAGTTTGGACGATGCATCCATATCCATTTGCTTGAGTGCCTTTGCAGCAACCTCTTTACGCTTTTGAATATTGATCTTATTCAATATTTCAATAGAACCGGTCACAGACGACATTAATTTTGAATATGCTTCAATAGTTTCTGCATCTGCACCACTTAAAACGGTTCCTTTAATTGCCTCTATAGTATCAACGCCCTGTTGAATCAGAATAGACGACTTGCGAAATATAAAATCATCCACATTATTTTCGTTGATATTTTCTGGAACGGTCTTAATATTTTCTGGCGTGGGCGGCACCATTAATCCTGTAAGGGATTTGCTATTCTTTAACTCTGATACTAAATCATTCAAATCGTCTAATTGTTCTTGCATATAAATAATTATCTTTTGTTATTCAAAGTCCCTATTGAAAAATGCGTATTCTATAGTATTCTCTTATAAAGGAGGTACATATGGAACTTCGAGAAGGAGAAAAGGCATACGTATGGAAATATTATGCCGATTATACAGATGCAGAGAAAGTCGCACTCAAAAAATTAGCAATGGAAAGATTTGCAAATGATGAGCACGCACAATTGGAATATGCGCTATTATCGATTATTAGTGAAGCAGTATACGCATTAACACCAAATGAATTAACAGAAGACGATCAATCAATCAAGGAGAACGAAAATGGAAGTACGAATAACGATAGGCAATAAAACATGGATTGTACCATCTAATGCAGTACAATCATTAGCAGGATGGTTAAATGCTAATGCAGTAGACGCGAGTATGCAACGCCAAGAAATTCGCGAGATACGCGGTAACGGACAACAAGACCCAAGACAACTAATAATGGAGTAATTATGCAGGTAGAAGTAAAGTTTAAGAAGGTACACGCAGATGCGATATTGCCTAAGCGCAATCATGGCAATCGAGAGATGAATGAATATGAAGCCAAGTGGCTCGCAGATGAGAATGAACGATTTGAACATGATCGTCCAGAGCAATTTGCCGCAGGATATCGCATTGGGTTCCCATTTGAGATGGGTGATGATGGCATGCCTACTAATTTGATTCAGGGTACTGGTGATACTGGTTATGATGTGTTCTCTGTTGTGAATACGGTAATTCCTGCGCACGGTTCAGAGATTGTTGACATTGGAGTTGAACTTGCATATATCGTACCTGGTTATTGGTTCCGTGTTGAGCCCCGTAGTGGTATGGGATTCAAGGGTGGCATGCAACCACATCTTGGCGTTATTGATAATGGGTATAAAGGTAATTTGGCAATCAAATTATATAATTTTTCAAATATAGATTACACAATCGCAAAAGGTGATAAAATTGCACAAATTGTATTTTATCCTATTGTCGAACCTCTAATAAGTTGGTCTGATGATGAGTATGCGTCTGTGAGAGGCGCTAATGGTTTGGGTAGTTCCGGTAAATAATTTTTGATAGTTTATGTGTAGAAAAATAGGTTTCTTGAAAGGTGTATAGATTTGGGGTATAATGTTATCATTGTAATGAACAAAAAGGAGATGAATCTTGAACAAGCCAGACTTATTTAATGCATTGTGGGTAGAGCGATATAGACCTAAAAATTTGAAAGACCTTGTGCTTGATCCACAAGTGAGGGAGTACTTTGTTAATGCTATCAGTCAGAAAGAGATAGCACATCTTTTGTTTTGTGGTCCTGCTGGCACGGGTAAAACAACCCTGGCTAAGATATTAGTTAAAGAACTAGACGCAGTATATCGATATATCAACGCTAGTGATGAGCGCGGTATTGACAGTGTCCGTGAAAAGGTTGTACCCTTTGCGCAGACTAAGTCTATCGATGGGAAGTTGAAGATTATCATTTTAGATGAGATTGATGGTTTCACGAGCGATGCACAGAGAGCATTGCGCAATATCATCGAAGAGTATAGTGATAATCTTCGCTTCATCTTAACCGCTAATTATAAGAACCGTATATCTATTCCTCTCAAGTCACGCACAATTGCATTTGAATTGATGCCGCCTTTAAAGGAAGTTGCTCGGAGAGTAATAGAAGTTCTGGTAGCTGAAAATGTAACGGTTAGTGAAGAACAGAAGCCCGAATTGATGAGTTTAATCACATCAAATTATCCAGATGTTCGTAAAATCATCGGCCTCGTTCAGAAGTATAATAAAGACGGTGTATTGACCATTACAAAAGAAGTTAACACGGGTTTGTTTGCTAGAGATGTATTAAAGCAGATACGTGCTGAAAAGAATATGTCTGTGATTAGAGAGTTTGTAATTCAAAACGAAATAGATTTCAATTCAGATTATTTAACATTGTTAAAGGGTCTGTTTGAAGAGATGTATACTTCGGATGTTGCTGAAGATAAGAAAGCACAAGCGCTAGTATTATTGGGTGAAGCAATGTATAAACATCAGTTTGTAATGGACTTTGAGATCAATGCGTATTGTTGCATTCTTCAGTTAAAGAAGACGTTAGGCTGATTTCATACGCTTAACGGCCTCGTGCCAGGCGCGGGCGGCTTGTTCATAGCCTGATAGTTTTTCAGATCCTGGCGAAGACATCATCTCATCATACCACTATGATTCAAATATGGTTTGATTTTCGTTGTCTTTCATCCCCTCTCCATTCTTTTAACGGGATCCATATCCATAACATAATTGATATCATTGGGAGATACGCCGGCCTTTGTTAGCATTCCATATATATCACTTTTGGTCCAATTATAAATATTATCACCCAATATACCCTTTATCATATTAAACAGATCATCCCATGTTGCGTTTGGATTTGCGAATAAACGACTAAATTTAGAATCACTAGATGGTGGGGTCGCCTGGACTACATCCACTCCTATCATATCAAAAAATTTTTTCATCGCATCAATGTCTGTGCTTTCATCTAAAAGACTATTTAGATATGATTCAAACATAAAGCCATTCTCTTTACCCAACTCAACACCTTCTTTAAACGGTGTTTGTTTGCGACCGTCTTTAGGTTCCTTTGTATTGGCTAATTTTGTATTCTTCTTGGCGTTTTTACGATTCTCATCATCACCCAATGTTTGTGATTTAAGTTCTTTGTCCATTCTATCGGGTTCATCTGTATTTGGACGAACTAGATTCTTATCATATGGAGCGAAACCATTAGCACCTTCGACTTCGATTTTCTCGAGAATCGATAAAGGAATCGTCATTACATTATGCCACATACCGGGCGCATGCTCAACATAACAGTCGGCCCACAATGTACATGATGGAATATTAGCAGCATCAACAGGTCCGCTATATGATTCGGTTCTTCCTGACTTGATATAGCTAACACGTAATGTTGTTTCGTTTTTAATAGCATCTTGGATGATGCTTTTCATTTGATCGGAGAATTGTCCGATGCTCTCATTTTTGAGTGCGTCTTTTTTGATCTTGACGTAGTCGCCTCTTAAAAATCCACCCTGTTGATAGCGGTATAGGGTTTCCTCATGTAGCTTTTCGAACTTACCAGTAAATTTGTTCATGCGTTGCTCCTTATAAAATACAATATTCGTATAAATATTTATGGCAGGAGCGTTGTAAAAAATGGGATCTATCAACTTTAATAGTTTCAAGAATGTCAATTATAGTCAAAAAAACTATACATATACTGACATATTTCTAGACATGGCCCAAGAACCCTTCGAAATTCTCATGGGAGATCGAACAATTAATGGCAACGGACGCGATATGAAGGTTGCGTACGATCTTAATGCTATACGGAATTCTATTATCAATTTATTCAATACATTGCCAGGAGAACGTATTCTTTTGCCTGATTATGGTTGTGATTTGAGAAGATTCATATTTGAACCTATAACCGATTCGACGTCGCGATTGATAGGACGAACTATTAAAACTTCAATAGAACAGTGGGAACCTAGAGTGGTCCTGGTAAATATCAATGTCGATGCTTATATAAGTAGAGCAGAATATGAGGTCACTTTAGTATTAGAAGTACCGTTCCTTCAACGCAACGAAAAACTTAACGTAGCAGGGATATTAAATCGTCAAGGATTTAGGATATAATTATGGCATTAAATCGCGTACAAAAAATACAGTGCATTGAAAAACAAAACGCAAAAGAAATTGCATGTAAAGAAATGGGGTATAATTATCTATTAATCATTAATAATAATTTTGACAATTTAAAAAACATCAAGGAGATTTATGGCAAATAATACAACAAATTTTAACATACCAAAAGACGGATACCTCTGCTTTGATGGTCTCACCCTCGTACAATTTATTAAAGATCGTCTCAATGATAATAAAGTTTTCACCGACCAGAATTATTCTGGAAGTTATATATCCACAATAAACGAGATTATAGCGTATACATTTCATGCTTTGATGTATTATTTGAATCGCACATCAACAGAAGGTATGTTCAAAGAATCTCAAATTTATGAGAACATGAATCGTATTGTTAAGTTGTTAGATTATAATCCGATAGGTAAACAGTCGCCCACAACAACATTCGGTTTGTCTGGTTCTGAATTTATAGATGCTGGATTGTATACCATACCGCGATACTCTTATGTAACCAACGGTAACATCGGCTATTCTATTAATGAAGACATAGTATTATCTAAGCTAGGTAGTGGAGCAGAATCTTTCGATTCAATAGTATCACAAAAATTATTATATCAAGGAATCTTCAATGAATATCCTATTTACCAAGCAGCCGGAAATACCAATGAGGTTATATTCTTTGCGCCTGGTGATGCTGTATTAGTGGATCATTTCAATATCGATATATATGTATATGAAACCACAGATAGTACGTGGTATAAGTGGGAAAGAGTTCCTACATTATATTTGGAAAATGGTTTCAGTAGAACGTATGAAATCAGACTTAATGAAGATAAACGCTATGAAATCAAATTCGGTAATGATATTAACGGCAAGCAATTAAAAACCAATGACAAAGTATCTATATATTATCTACAAACATTAGGTAGTCCCGGTGAGATTGGCGCAGGAAGCCTATCGAATGAAGCACTGAAAGTGTTTTCGAGCAATACATTCAATTCAATTTTAACAGATTTAAATGCAAAAGAAGGCAACAGATACACCTATATCACAGCAGATGTCGCTAACAATCTTTCATTAACAAATACCAATAATTCGACATATTATCAAGTTGAGGAAGATACAGATTCTATTAGAAAGAATGCACCCGGAGCATTTCGTTCACAATATAGAGTAGTAACTGAAACTGATTATGAAAATTACATTAAGACCAATTTCGCAAACATTATACATGATATTAAGGCGGTCAATAATTGGACGTATTTATCCGAACAGATGAAATATTATTACGATGATATTGGATTGAAGAATCCTAATAATGTTTCAAATATACTATATAATCAATTGAATTTTGCGGATGCGTGTAACTTCAATAACATTTATATAACAGCAGTACCCAAGACGGTTCCAAATACAAAGAATCCAACTTCTACACTTAGTCCTGCGCAAAAAGAATTAATAACCACTTCATTACAAAGCGTCAAGACAATGACATCAGAAGTGATCATAATTGATCCTGTTTACATAGCAACTGATTTATGTATATCTGCAGATGGATCTACTAATGTAACTCAAGATGATGTTGATAATACTGAATTATTGATAGTTAAAGATCCAAATTCCCGTAGAGATAGTAGTTCTTTGATTTTAGATGTGGCTTCAGTATTCTCTAATTATTTCGATAGAAACAATATGAATCTTGGACAGACATTAGACATCAGTACATTGACAACAAGTATATTATCTATTGCTGGTGTTAAGAATTTTTACACAAGAAGAAAAGATGATACCACGGTTCAATATGCAGGGTTGTCGATGATAACATGGAATCCTGTATATCCCACAGATAGCCAATTAGCAACAAAGAATACGACATTGGCGTATTTCAAATATCTATTTTTGAACAATAAAGAACATTTCAAAGACAAAATTACAGTAACAACACTTACCAAGATCTACGAAACCATTGAATACTAATATGAATACTCAATTTGCATTACAAAGCGCAGTTAATTTTCCAGTAGCATTGTGGATGGACGCACCGGCACATTTTGCATATCAGGGGTGTGTGGATGGTACTTTTAAGTTATATATGTTCTCAGAGGACAACACATCACATAGGGTTGATTTGTATGCACAGGGATCAAATTCAATGCCATGGCAGAACCCTCAAAATAAATGGTCACATTTAAACCCACAATGGAGATTTACGGATTTAAGTGGCAATGTCATTAAAGAGATAACTTTATCAAATCCGTCGACGGCGGAATTTAATGGAACTGTGGGATATAAGTCATCTGCTGAATTTTATTATATTGACGATATGCCATCACAATTTCCATGTGGCACTCTATTGATATGGGCGGTTGCGGATTTCGCACAATATCCCACACAAAAAGATGCAGTAACAAATATGGAATGGACCCCCGGTTATGCAAATTCAAAGGTGATTGCTGCTGTTCCATATCTTATAAACGAATTAACACCTACGCGTTTTGATATTACTAGAGATGGACTCAACCCGATGTTTGATTTTTATTGGATTAATACACCAATATCACATATATTATCTGTAGTGGGAACAACACACACCGGATCATGCACTGCTGTAATGAAAAATGTGCCACCCATATTTTCAGCAGGACCCACCAATTACTTAGGAACATCTGCAGGACCAATTACTAGATTCATCAACGGAATTCCTAGTGCATCCTTGACATGGACGCCAGACAACGCAAGTTCGTATTTATCAGCAACGGACTATCAGGATTTTATTGTTGGTGGATATTTAAAGGAAAATGTAAAATCAAA